CCAGAATCGGAAACAAGGCGCGCACGGTGCCAGCAGAGCTGACAGCGGCGGTGCCCGCGCTCGTCGATGGAGTGTAAGCAAAGACGCTGGTGGTCACAATCAACGTCAAATTGAAACCCTGACCGACGACATCGACGCCAGCACTAGATTCCAGATGTAGCATCCTGGGACGAACCCAGGCGCCTGACGCGTATTGAGCCACCTGCGACATGCTCCCGGAGTATGTACCGCCGGCTTGACCGTTAAGCGACGTTGCGTTCACGGAGCTTTCGCCTGGTGCATTCCATTCTTCCAACACAGTGGAAAAGTCGTAATTAAACGCTGATCCTGTGTAATTGCAAATGGCGTACACATTGCAACCTGGTGGGACATAAACAAACGGGAGCGGCCCCAGAGAACTGTCAGAGCCCAACACCGGATAGGCGATGGGATTAACCGAGCCAAGACCGGAAATGGTCGGTCTGGCAAGTGTTCCTGTGGCACCCGTCTGGTTACCCAGATTCCAACGGGCTATAGCTGTGTTAGGCTGGCACGTGAAGCTTGTGGTTGTCACTCCTTGAAACCTGTCGAACAGGTATTGTACAGAGCAACCCCAGTTTGCCAAACTCGTGTCAGCCCAGACCGGAAACGACGCTTGCCTCGATAGCAACATCTTGACAGCGGTGCTAGCAGGCAGTGTCACGGACGCAGGCTGTGTGAATGCCATCACAGCGGTACGCTCCAATGCAGGGAAACTCGGAAACCGTTGGGGCGAATGCTCGGCAGGGAGGGCTAGGGCCCTGGCCACACCTTGCATTGCCTTGACCGGATGACCGGAGGGAAGGTTGATAGTGACTTGCTGCATAATTTTGAACGGGCCTGGTGAATAGGCCTCACATCTCATCCAAAACCATAATCGCAGTGATCACGGGGTGGTCGAGAACACAGGGAAATTGCGAAATCTCCCTGAGTTTGTCGATGCATTGCACCAACTCACACTCGAACACGCCGTAACCAGCCGCTACATACGACAGCACTTCACTACTGTAGGGGGGGGTGCAGGTCCCATACTCCCAGGGCCGGTTGGGGTCGGGGTCGTACATGCGATATGTACGATTGCCGTGTACACGTAGGTAGCTGGCGGCGACGTCAGACAATATGGGGACTATGGCTTGACTCCAGCACACCTGGTGCATGTTGCCAGCCATCCAGGCTTCCTGATCCCCACTATCCGCGTCGAGCCTCCAGCCCAACTTCCACAGCGCCCGTCCGATGGTCTTTCCAAAATACCATTTGCCACCCGAAGGGTACGGCCTCATGGCAAGGTAGACCATGTCAAATGGGTTCTGAGAGAGCTTCATCTTGTCAGCCCCCGCGTCGAACCCAAATAGACCCAACAGCCCAGACAATCTGGGGCGAAACTCCTCTGGAGGACAGGGGAGGAACGGGATCAAGGCGAGTGAGTCATCTCCGCAGACAGACAATTTGATTTCACTGATCCCATAGAGAATATCCCTCAGAATCAGTTGCTCAACAGTCTTGTCTGCGAAAATAGCGCACAAGCATAGGAACATAACAGCCCCATTAAGAAGCGCGTTTGCCAGGGCGGTGTCATCCCGACCGCTGGCATTCATGACGAAGGCCCGGTATTTGAGCATCCAGCCCTTACCGGTTAGGCGCCCCTTTGGCGAACGCCATGCCTTCATCACTGCTTCAAAACGGGGGTCGTGCTCATATAACCCCATTCTCCTGTAGATGGATTCGACCCAATCCCAAGACAAGTCAGAGTGCGAGTTGTCGAACATTGAATAGTCACACATGACGGCCCAGTGGCCCTTCACATAATGACTATTGAACCATAGGTTCAGCTCTTCAACACTCACTGCCGCGTAGAATATGTG